ATGGTGGCTATGGGGCTTTCGGTTACGGGGGCTGTCATGGCTATAAAGGCTTTAACTCGATTTATGATTGGGAACGTAAAAGCTTTTGCTGAGTTTGAAAAAGGAGTTAAAAATGTAACTACTTTGATGAACGCTGACGATACAGGGTTCTTTAAAGGAGACTTATTTAAAGGGTCTATACAATTAAGTCAAGACTTTGGGTTTGCTTTAAAAGATGTTAACCAAGCTATGTTTAACGCTGTTTCTGCGGGTATCAAAGGCGGGGAAGCTATTAAATTCTTAAACGACGCATCTGAATTAGCTGTAGCGGGGGTTACTTCTTTAAAGTCTGCTACGTTAGGATTAACTACAGTACTTAATGCTTATGGGTTAAAAGCTTCAGAAGCATCAAAGGTTTCTAGTATTTTATTTACTACTCAGAAATTCGGGGTTACAACAGTTGAAGAGTTATCTAAATCTTTAGGGGTTGTAGTTCCATTCGCGGCAGCGTCAGGAATATCCTTAGAAGAATTAGGGGCTTCTATTGCGGTTACTACTCGTTCAGGGTTAGATGCGGCTAAGACCGTTACAGCTCTTCGTGCCGCTATATCTCAAATGCAAAAACCTGCAGAGAAGTCAAGAGACTTGTTTATTAAATGGGGGATTCCTATTGGGGCTGCTCAAATGAAAGCAGTTGGGTTTACTGAAACATTAAAGAGGTTAAATAAAGTTTACAAAGAATCTCCTAGAGATATAGAATTAATGTTTGGGAATGTTCGTGGTCTTACAGCCATATTCTCTTTAGCGGGGGATAACGCTGAGTCGTACAATGATATTCTTAAAGAGTTAGAAGACTCTCAATTAACTGCGGCTAATCTTGAAAAAGCTTTAGCTGAGAATAGTGACTCTACAGCGATGGAGTTAGCGAAATTAAGTACTGCTTGGTCAACTCTAAAGGTTTCTATGGGGGATAGTGAATTTATATCGGACACTGTTGTTGAATTGACTAAACTTATAAACCTATTTGGGGATGATAATATAAGTAAAATAGATAAGTTTAATTTAACCTTACTGAAAGCCGCTAATCAATTAGTTGGTATTTGGGATGGGGGACTTATTGATGACCAAATAGAAAAGATGGAGGAAAACTTGCGGCTTGAATCCCTCCAACATGACGTAAAAGCTGCTGCAGATAAACTAAAAAAAGCATTTGAGGATGAGTCTGTAAGTTTAGATGATATAATAACAGTTGGAGACACAGGGACTATGAATTTACTCCCTTCTGATTGGGTTGGAATAGAAACTCTTTTATCTCAAGAGGATGCCTTAAAGGATTTTGATGTAGCTTTTTGGGATGCTGACGGTGATGAAACAATGTACGTTCAAAGCTTAATAGATAAAATATCAATTTTTAAAGATTATCAAGAAGAGTATAATCGCCTTCTTGATGACGAAAAGTTAATCAAAGACAACGCAGACAAAGATGCTGCAGAGTTATCTATAGCGTATAACAATTTTGAACTCAAATCTAGGGAGGATTTAGCCGCAGAGGTAAAGAGGATTCAAGATGCCGCTTTAACAAATGTCGAATACACAAGTGTTACAGAGCTTAAGATTGCTAAAGCAAAGCACGCTTCAATTAGAAAGTTAGAGAGGTACGCTAGGATTACAGGGGGCGCTTCCGCTACAGAATACTCTAATCTAAAAATTAGGTTAGGGAAAGCGGAAATTACGGAAAAGAAAAAACAACAAGGGGTAGACGCTCAAAACACAGAGGAATACGACGCTTTCAGAGTAAGAACTGAAACTCACCACTCTGAGTTTAAACAAAAACTAGCTGATAAACAAAACGAAGAGCAGATATACACTAAGCGGGAGTTTAGAAATGTACTCCTTCAACTAGATATAGATTACTTTGAATCTCTCTTAGAGTACGAAAAAAAGTACGGCGGGTTGTCGGAGATGGAGGTAAAGAAAATAGAGAATAAGTTATCTTCTTTAAAAATTCAGCTAGCAAACAACGAGTTAAAAGATGCTGACGACATTCACAAAGCTAAGATAGAATTAGCTAAAAAGGCTGCTCAAATGTTAGGTCAAATCGCTCAAGACGCTTTAGACACCCAACTAGCTAACGAGGAGAGAATGATAGAGCGTAAAAGAGAGCTGAGAGAGCAAGAAGGGAAGGATGGATTAATCAACCAAAGAGAGCTAGCTAAAGAACAAGATGCTTTAGATAGAGAGGCTTTTGCTAAAAAGAAAGAACACGATAAAAAATCTTTAACGCTGTCTTATATTTTAGAGTTAGCGGGTATAGCTATGGAGGCTGCAAAAAACAAAGCTAACGGATGGACTTTTGGGGCTGCAGGGCTTGCTCAATATGCTGCTTTAGCGGGGATAGCCACAGCTAGGTATGCGGGAGGAATGGCAACTATAGGCGCGCAGCAGTTTGCTGACGGTGGTTTAGTTTACGGAAACTCTCACGCTCAAGGGGGTGAAAGATTTGCTGTAGGCGGTAGAGTCGCAGAGCTTGAAGGAGGCGAAGCTGTTATAAACAAAAGGAGTACGGCTATGTTTGGAGGAGCTTTAAGTGCTATGAATGTTGCGGGTGGAGGAAAGTCATTTACTGCCCCTAACCTTTCTAGCGGAAGCTTAATCGACTACAACGCTTTAGGCGCTGTAATAGGTAGAAACACAAATGTAGTATTGCCTGTAGAAAGTTTAAATAAAACTCAAAACAGAGTTAGAGCTATAGAGAACTCAGTTAAATTTTAAATAGAGAAACATTGATGGAAAAGGATTTAATAAACGAAATAACTCAGCTATGCGGAGAGGACTCTAAGCTTGTAGTTAATACCTTATACCGAGAGGGGTTGCTAAATAACAACTCTATCCGTAATTATTTAATTAGGAAGGATTTTGATAAAGCTTTAATGGGAAATGATACAAGCCTTATTAAACATATATTTATAGACTTATCTGATAAGTACGATATATCTATACGTCAAGCACAACGCATTGTGTATGATTATATGAAGAACAAAGTGTCAAAGAATGGCAACACTATTCAGTAATAATAGTTTATATTTGCAAAGTATGGAAAGTATATACGAACAAAACTCTTGGTATTCAATGCCAAGTATAGAAGCTAAAGGTAAATCTACCGACATCCACATCTACGATGAAATTGGTGTTCACGGAATTACAGCTAAAAGCTTCTTAGAAGATTTAAAAGGATTAAAAGGAAAAGACATTACCGTTCATATTAATAGTACGGGTGGTGACGTTTTTCAAGGTCAAGCAATCTACACAGCTCTGAAAAATTATTCAGGTAAGGTTACTGTGAAGATAGAAGGTTTGGCTGCTTCTATGGCTACTATAATTGCTTTAGCTGCTGATAGAGTCGAAATGACTTCTAATAGCTTATTTATGATACATTCCCCTATGAGTAATGTGTTCGGTAATAAGGCTCAGATGCGTAAGCAAATTAATGCTTTAGAGAAAGTTGAAACTACAATGTTAAGTGTGTATAAAGCTAAGACTAACATCTCGGAAACTGAAATAGAGCAAATGATGGCTCGGGAGACTTGGTTATCAGCACACGAAGCATTAGAGTTAGGATTTGTAGATGAGGTTTTAGGGGCTGTTAAAGTTGTAGCTAAATATGACTTGAGTGGATACCAAAATAAAACTCCTGAACAAATCTTGAATACTTTAAATATTGATAACCTTAAAAAAGAATCTACTATGTCAGAAGATTTAAAAACTTGGTTTGTAGGGCAGATTTCCGATTTAAAACAAATGATTACGGGAAATGCCACTGAAGAGCCACAAGCAAAAACAGAGGAAGCGGTACAAGAGCCTACCGTAGAAACAGCTACACAAGAAGTTAATGTAGATGATTTAAAGGCTCAGTTGGATTCCTTAACAGAAGAGAGAGATAACTTATCTCAGAAGTTAAGTGTTCAAAAAGAGAAATCAAACGAGTCTAAAGAAGAAATGAAAACTCAGTTTGAAACAATGGCTCAAAGGATTGCTAAACTAGAGGCTACGCCTTCAGTTACTTTAGCTGAAAATGAGCCTCAAATTGTGGAAACAATAAAAAAAGAATTAAGTGAATGGGACAAGATGTCTCAAAATATGTTTAAATAAAAAACAAGTAAATAAGTAAAATTTAAAAAATTATGGCACACGCACAATTTTCAACAACATCAGGAGGCTCTGCATTTGTAGGCGCTGATGCTCAACAATACTTCGTTTCTCCTTTATTTTTAGGTGAAGAAGTATTAAGTGGAATGGATGTAATGACGGAGATTAAAGGTGACACTTACCTTGACCACTTCGACGCAGCTTCATTCATTACTACAGCCGACAACGGTAACACTTTTGTAGGTAAAGCAGGTACTGTTTATACTAATCCTCAAATCTCTCCTAAGCGAGTTGAAGTTGAGATTGCAATGAACGGTAATAATTACTACAACAAAGTTAAAGGTCAAGTACTACGTTCAGGTACAGATAAAGACAATGTTGATGGAACAGTTCTTAAGCAAATTGGAGCTGAAATCTTAATGCAAGGTATTCAAGCTGACTTTAATCGTCAACTTTGGTTTGCAGATACAAGTCTTGCTGCTGACACGAGCACTGCAACAGTAAGTAACCGAGCAGGTTACGCTGTTTACAACGGTATCTTTAAAGCTTTACAAAGCTTAGACGCTGCTCAAGAGGTGACTACCGTATACGCCGAAGCAACCGCAACGCTTAAAGCTATGTACGCTGCTGCAACTGCTGAATTAAAGGAACTTCCTAAGAAATTCTACGTATCAGGTGCTATTGCAGATGACTACGTTGATGAATTAGTTGCTGAAGGGAATCACATTGCTTACGCTGACGGACAAAACGGAATCCCTAACTTAAGGTTTAGAGGTATCCCTATTGTTATTCGTAGAGATTGGGATGCGTTATTAGTTGCTGAAGGGGCTGCTATTGATGCTACGGTAGGAGCTACGGTTGCTGCGGGTATCACAGGATGTACAGGTGCTAAAGACCAATATCGTGCTGCGTTAATCGCTGACGGTGGAGTTGTTGTAGGTACTGATTTCGGTGGAGCGTCTGTAGAGACGTGGTATAACCGTGATGAGAAAGAATTACGTTTCCGTTTAGGCTACTTATGTGACACAGTGTTGTTGGATAAGAAATTAGCTGTAACTTATAT